GTGTTCTGTCGTTATTAAAAAACCCACCCCTAAGCGCTTTTGAGCCTACTCGTCCATAATTGCACTTTGCACAAGCTGCGACAAGGTTCTGCTCGTCGTCTGTACCGCCTGCACTTCGTTCGATTAGGTGATCGACTGTGTTGGCTTCAGCTCCGCACCAATAACAACAATTCTGATCGCGCTGAAGTATGCGTTGCCTAATCTTGCGCCATGCTGTTGTCGAACCATTGTCTTTCAATGCACTCATTTAATGATAACCATTCCTTTCGAAGAAGCGCCATGCGTTGCAGTTTGAACCATAACGTTTCTTTATATAACGCAAAGTCCAGTCAATTTGGCTGTATCCGTCAAGTCGCTTGTAAGTCTCGTTCCGCATTTGGCCTATGCCATAGTGCGAGCCATTGCGAGCGCTGGGTGACCACGTTGAATTTTCTTTTTCAATTAGCTTATGAAAGCAAACGAATTGAGTCCAGTTTTCAATTCTTGAATGAGCATATAGCTTGTATTTATCTTCTTTTTTGCTCTCAGTTACCGAATGGCTAGGTGTAACGCCAATCGCGTTAAACAATAGACTGGCCAAAAGCACCAATCGAACGCGCGAGCTACCAGCCTTCGGCGCTCGCTGCGTGCGAGTGGAGCGTAATCCACCTGTCAAATAGGTGTCAAGAATGTGGATAAGTTGAGCGTATCTCTGGCGTGTTGTCCACAAGTTATCCACAAGCCTTCTCACAATTCTCTGAATGGTTCTTGATCGAAACTTGCAAGATAGTAACTGCAACGAGTGGTCTTGCGCTGTCAATGTTGAAGGTCTTGCCACAATCGCAAACGTGCTTGATCTCTGTTCTCATTGGTAACCCCAACCTTCGCCTTTGAAATGAATTGGATTTGATGACCAAACTCGCTCCATGACAAGCAAGCATTGGTCGCATGAGGGCGCACTTAGAACGTCGCTGTAAGGTGCGGAAACGGTCTTTGGTGAGCTGCACGCTGGGCATTTGAAGTCATAGTTCGGCATGGTAAGTCCGATCTTCTTCGAATAGCCCCATTCCTAGAACGCCACAAGATTGGCATTCGACCACGTGCATGTAGTTAGGCAAGTTTTCAGTTACCTTGACGATTACGTGATCGGTCAACGTCTTCTCAGCTCTGCATTGGTACTTAAACCGCATGGCTGCTCCTTTGCAGATTGGCCATAGGGTGCAAGTCTAATTGACCCAGCCACCATGAGCCGTCAGCTCTCTGACGTTGTGGACGGCGTGCAACGGCAATCGGTATCCAGCCGCAAAGGTAATAAGTCGGAGCTGTACCCGTGACCAAAATGGCAATGTCTTCTTTGCGATCAAGGTCAGTCAGGATTAGTGAACCGTCTTTCCATTTTGTCCACTTGACTTCCAGCCCTAGATTTTGAAGCTGGGCGTCAGCTTTGTTTTTGTAATTCTTGTCCTCTTCATCTTCGTCATTTAGTTTGAAATATTTCTTGACGGCAAGTTCAGCGCCTATTGCTTCGGTTTGTTGCATGACGAAAGCTGGGAAGTTCAGTCGCTCTCGATCATGCTGAAAGTTCCGCTTGACCGTCACGCCTTCCCATTGTGGAATGTAGCGTATCGCACGGGTCAGCCCTTTTTCAGCTGCTTTGATCTGCATTTCGTTATCGAGGTCGACGCGTATCATTTGCACACCGCGCAATAAAATAGCTCGTTTGAACCCATGACTTTGTCGTAACGACCAAACTCAGCTTCTTTGAAAGTCTCGCAACGGTCGCACCATTCGATCTTTGGCGGCGGCACTTGATCTTTTATGACGCTTCCGTCGGTTTGAAAGATCGTGCGTTCGCCCGTGTTGAGCTTGATGATTTCTAGTTCTCCCATTTAACGAACCCACTTTCCATTTGAGTCTAATTTGTACCAAATAGCGTCGCATTGGTTGGCCTTTGTGCGCTCCGTGCATGTATACCCGTGATATTCGCGCCCCGTCTTCTCCGAAACTCCAGACTTTAAAATCATGTGGCCATGATCGCAAAGTGGAGCTTCTTCGATCAGTTGCCCGCCAAGCTCTGAAGCCAAAGCTTCGACGGCGCTTCCGATATTTGGCGCAATGCTCCAAGCGTCGATCGGCGCAGCTTTAATCTGCTCAGGCGTCAGGCGTTCAATTTTGCTCATGTCCTCTTTTGAGGCCTTTTTCAAGCTTGGCAAAACCTGATTTAAACAACGTCCGATTGCGCTTGTGACGGCATTTTCTAGCCACCATAAACGAGAGACGGTCGACTTATCACGCCATTCAAGTGCGTAGTCAATCGAAGCTGGCAGGGTCGCCAAGTCGTCACGATAGCAACGAGCTTCAACCAAGACGTAACCGTCCTTCATGTTAAATTCAATGATTGACGTTTCAATGCGCCCTAGTGGATAAGCGTCAATCCAGCGCTGAACTTTGCTCTGAACTTCTTCGTAATCCGAAAGTGAGAAGGCCATTAGCGCTCACGCTCGATCTGCTTGCCGATATGAATTCCAGAAATTCGGCCTTTTAGATAACCGTCTTTTTTGCCTGTGTTATAGCCCAGCGTATAAAAAAGACAAGCTGAGGCAATCACGTAAATCATGCCAAAGCCGATCATTTGTTCCATGTCCATTTTTGCTCCCGACGGAAGAAGGTCGTTCGCCTGCTCCCGACATAAGAATGAGGCTTTAGACTGACAAGGTCAAGAATTGGGCGTGTTTGTCGGCGTGTCTAACGGCTTTTTGTCTTTCAAACCATTGCTGGCAAGTACGCCGCCAAGTGACCCAGTCAAGAAGATCGCAAGCGTTTTCAATAAGTCAATGAAAGCTGCGTCATTTGGAGCTTGTGCCGATACGGGTTGGGTGACGAAAATTAAGGCGTAAGTAATTCCCAGCGTTACAATCAAAAACACGATTGAGAGTGTGCAGCCAATAAATAAGATTAGGCGCGCTTTTATGTCTTCAGGCGATAAACGGCGCTGATATCTAGGGCGCTGTTGACTGTGGCTGAGTAAGGTTTCCAAGTAGGTCTTCCGTGCATGTGCCTGTCGCTTGGCATTGCGGTCGTTGACACTCATCTAAATTCCAATTCTCGTATTCTTGGCAAGGATACCGAACCCAACCCTGATAACCGCAAGACGTTAGCGCCAAAGCTAAGGGAAGCGATAGCGCTAACGCGAGCAGTTTCCGAGTCACTTCCCCAATAACCCGAAAGCTGAGTCTTTAGGATTTAACCAACGAAGGATTACGGGCAAAACGGCAGCTAGGCCAGCCATGCCGATCGCCTTCGGGTCTTGATTTCCTGACATGTAGACGGCCAATGACGCGGCCATGAATGATCTTGCCCATGAGGCAGCGAGTGCTTTTGCTTGTGTCATTTTTTGCCCTTTCGGATTAGTTTTTTTGAAGCTTGTGGAACGTCAATTTTTGGATATTCGCCCAAATATGGAACAAGCTTCGGACGCCCAAAACCAACGACTTCTCTGCCAACGGTGCGCTGCTTAATCATGACCATGCCGCCATTGCGTTGATCGCCCGTGCCTGAAGTGTTGCCTTCGATTGTCGTAATTGTGTTTCCTTCAATGCCAACAACAATGCCGACGTGCGAGATACGGTCAACGCCGTCATGTGGAAAGTCCATGAACGCAAGATCACCAATGGCAGGCTTTTCGTACCACCGTGAAGTTTCCTTGAATTTATGCGCTCCAATAGCTGTTGAAACGACGCTGTGAACCTTGACGCCAGCTTCAGCGAAGACCCAGTTGCAAAATGAACCGCACCACGGCAAGCCGTCAGCCTTTGTGAATTTGCCGTATTTGGTCAGGTTGTCGCCTTCTTCGATCGTGCCAACTTCGGCCAAAGCGACTTCAAGAATTCGCGCAGCTGTTCCGTTTGGGTAACTCATTCTTTTATCTCATTTCCTAAGTGAGCAATGTTTGTGCAAATCCATTTTTTCAATTCATTTAGAAATAACTCTTCGTGACCACATTCAGGCATTGGAGCTATAAAAGCGTCGTCAATAGGGTCATAAATGTAACCAATACCTGCAAAGTTAAATCTAATTTTTTCATTGTAGG